GTTATTACAATTAGTCCAAGTTCTTGGCAGGCATATATAGGAAATAAGAATCCAACTAAAGATGAGAAGCAGGCAATTAGAGTAAAGAATCCAGGGTATGCAGACTCATGGTATAAAACACAATTACGTAATATGAGAAAGCAAAGAACAGTAGATTACTTTAATAAAAAGTACGGTCTATCTGTATCAGATTTTGACGTAGCAGATGCATTCGGCATTGCTCATTATGCTAATAAGGTGTTAACAGAACGATGAAACTGTATCAAAGCCAGACCTGGTTATATAGGAGATATGTAGTTCAAAAGAAAACGGTAACTGAAATTGCTGAAGAGTGTAAGGTCTCTGCTATGACTATACAGAGATCACTAGACAAGTTTGGGTTGATTAAAAAAAGATGAGAATAGAACCAAGAACTATTGAGTCAATTACTTTTAGCAAGGTTCTAGATTCTTTTTATGTTTATACTGGAGACAAAACAGATCGGTATGTTCAAGCCACCTGCAAAAATGAAGGGTATTGGGACAAGGAGCTTACTGAATGGATGATCAAGAATGTGCAGCCTGGATGGACGTGCCTAGACATTGGTGCAAATATATTTTATTTTACAGAAGTTATGGCACGAAAAGTTGGAGTATCTGGCAGGGTCCTAGCATTTGAACCAATAGAAAGGTTATGTAAGTCTTACACAGTTGCTACAATTTTAAACGATTACTCCAGTGCTGGACAGATTGATGTATTTAATATAGCCTTGTCAAATAAAAAAGATAAGATGGTTTTAAATATTTGGGAAGAAAATATTGGCGGATCTGGAATAGTAAACGAACATCAGTCTGGTAATCATGGTCAGCATGGTAATTACTATACAGAAGAAATAAATGCAGATACCTTAGATTCAACGTATACTGGAAAAATTGATTTTATAAAGATAGATGTTGAGGGCCATGAAAGATTTGTATTTGAGGGATTTTCTGAAGAAGCCCGCAACTGCCCATTATTGGTTGTTGAATTAGGGTCTGGACAACCAGATGAGTTTTTGGTAGAATTAAATGATAAATACACAATGGAATTTTTAAATGGGGAAGCGGCCACGTTTGAAAGAATTAAAGAGCATGATGTTGTAAATGTCCTGCTAAGGAGAAGATAATGTTAAAACCAGTATTTGAAGACGTTACAAATTTTAATTGTAGTGACCTATATTTAAGATCAGTCGGAGCTCCAGCAGGTAATCAGATATGGTCAACATGTCATGAGATTGCCCATATGTTAATTGAAAAGAATATCTCATACGGCAACTCAGCCCTTGAGCCAGCCAGAATATTTTCAACGGCGGATTCAACAGAACAATTAAAAGTTCGTATAGATGATAAACTAAATAGAGTAAAGAATAACCAAGGATACGCTGGAGATAATGATATTGATGATTTAATTGGATATTTAGTTCTATATAAGATAGCCAAATCCAGTTGATTTTTTAGTCGACTAAGAGTATACTCTAATATATGTCTGAAATTGAATTAGCTGATCACTTTGATCGTATGAACGTAGTAGTCTCAGAACTACTTAAAGGTAATAACCCTACGCAAATTTCTACCCTAACAGGCTTTAAGAGAGCCGAAGTGGTTGAGTTGATAGATGAGTGGAAGAGTGTCGTGCACAACGATACAGCGGCCCGTGACAGGGCTAAAGAGGCTATCTCAGGCGCAGACCAACACTACGCCATGTTAATCAAAGAGGCTTGGAAAACTGTTGAAGATGCAGATCAGGCGGGACAATTAAGTGTTAAATCAGGTGCACTAAAGCTTATTGCTGATATTGAAGGCAAAAGAATTGGGATGCTTCAAGAGATTGGGCTATTAGATAATGCAGAGCTGGCTACACAAATTGCTGATACTGAACGCAAACAAGATATCCTAGTAAAGATTCTAAAGGAAGTTACTGCAACATGCCCTAAGTGCAAGATGGAAGTTGCTAAGAGGCTCTCTCAAATAACTGGAATAGTTGAGCCAGTTGTAATTGATCAAGAGGAATCTAGTGGATCTTAATTTTGATGACCTTATTGACATACTTGACGGTGAAGAATTTGAAGAGAAGCCCGTCGATTTAAGAACATTTGTAACTAGTCCAGAGTATCTTGGGCTACCACCACTATCTGAATACCAGTACATTCTTATTGAAAAGAGTTCGCAAGTCTATAAAGAATCCACTCTTATAAAATTATTTGGCGAAGATGAAGGTAAAAGAATGTTTAAGCAGACGGCCAACGAGGTCGTCGCCCAACTTGGAAAAGGTTCTGGTAAAGATTACTGCTCAACGATATCTGTAGCATATATAGTATATTTACTATTGTGTCTTAAAGATCCAGCACACTATTATGGAAAGCCTCCTGGAGATTCAATTGATATCATTAACATTGCTATTAACGCTCAGCAAGCAAACAATGTATTCTTTAAAGGATTCAGAACACGTATTGATAAGTCACCATGGTTTACTGGAAAATATAGCGAAAAAGCTTCTGAAATAAAGTTTAATAAGAATATAACTGTACACTCAGGTCACTCAGAGCGTGAGGCCTGGGAGGGTTATAACGTTATCGTAATCATCCTTGACGAAATCTCAGGCTTTGCTATTGAAAATACAACAGGTCATGATCAAGCTAAAACTGGTAGCGCTATATATGAGATGTACCGTGCCTCTGTAGATTCACGTTTTCCAGATTATGGAAAAGTTATTCTTCTCTCATTCCCAAGATACAAGAACGATTACATACAGCAAAGGTATGAGGATGTTGTTGCAGAGAAAGAAGTTGTAATCAGAACACACCATTTTAAGCTAGACGATTCTTTGCCAGACGGAACAGATGGAAACGAATTTGATATTGAGTGGGAAGAAGATCACATTTTATCTTACAAATATCCTAGAATGTATGCATTAAAAAGGCCAACGTGGGAAATTAATCCTACTAGAAGTATTGATGATTTTAAAGTAGCTTTTTATAAGAATGCCCCAGACGCACTAGGAAGATTTGCCTGCATGCCATCAGAGGCCATAGATGCGTTCTTTAAATCTCGTGAAAAGATTGAAAAGGCATTTAGTAATATGGCTCTAGCCGTAGATGGTTTTGGAAGATTTGAAGACTGGTTTGCTCCAGATCCAGACAAAGAGTATTTCTTGCACGTAGACTTAGCGCAAAAGCATGACCATTGTGCAGTTGCTATGGCGCATGTTCAAAAATGGGTTAATGTAAAAGTTACAGATACATACTCACAGCCAGCACCAATTGTTGAAGTTGATGCTGTGAGGTATTGGACCCCTACTCCAGATAAGTCTGTTGACTTTACAGAGGTTAAAGATTACATTCTTTCATTAAGAACAAAAGGATTTAAAATACGTGTATGTACATTTGACCGATGGAACTCACACGACATGATGCAGCAGTTAAAGCAGTACGGAATTAACACAGAAACTTTATCGGTAGCTAAAAAGCATTACGACGATATGGCCATGGTTGTAGCAGAAGATAGGCTCAGTGGACCAGCAATCAAATTGTTAATTGATGAATTACTACAGTTAAAGATTATGCGAGACAAGGTTGATCACCCTAGAAAAGGATCTAAAGACTTAGCTGATGCTGTTTGCGGATCTATATTTAATGCAATTAGTAGAAGTAGGCCACAGAACAATGATGAGATAGACATTCATACATATAGCTCACTAAGATTTGATAGAGAAGAAGATAAAGACACAATTGTAACAAACATGATAAGACCACCAAGGATGCCAAAGGACCTATCAGATGTATTAGACGGAATGGAAATAGTATGAGTATATATCAAGAAAAAGCTAAAGAGTGTAAATGTTGCGGAAAACATGTGCCACTGCCAACAGTTCTAAAAGAATATAACGGTGTGCCAGTATGTCCAACTACGTTTGCCAATATTATAGAATATAAAAGAATGTGGAAGTCTTTAGGGAACAGGCCTTCTGGAAGTATAAGAAAGCATTTCTCTGATTATGTACAACAGTTAGTAGAAGAAACCATTGACAAAAATGAAGATGGCACGTTACAATAGACACTTGGCACCAGTAGCCAAGTTGGTCAAGGCCCCGAACTCATAATTCGGCTATCGTAGGTTCAAGTCCTACCTGGTGTACTAAGGAGACATTATGAATGAA